TTGGATCTACGATCTCCTGGAGCGCCCCCTTGAACGCATCGTTGATCTTGTTGGCGGATTCGACCATCTCATTAGAGGCGTCCTCGGTCATGCCCGCTGCCTCTTCCATGCTGAAACCAGCACCAAGGGCAGCCTCTCCGACTTCCTTCATGTCTGTCTTGAAGTCCTTGCGGGCGTCCTTGGACTTCTGGTTGTTCACGCTCTCGAAGAAGTCCATGCCCTTGGACTCCGCCATTTTCTGAACCTCAGCAACCCCAAGGCCCGTTTCCTTGGCCAGAATCTTGTAGTTTTCTTGAGCGTTCTTGATGGCCTTGCGCTCTGCTGCCTGCGACTCCTCCAGAGCCTTCTTCTGTTGAGTGGCAGCGTCATTTGTGAAGACGTCAAAGAAAGGATTTGCCTTCTCCCAAAAGCTCTTGTTCTTTGCACTCGTAGCAGACTTTCGTGTGGCCTCGACGGCCTTGATGGCATCCTGGTATCCCTTGATGGCATCCTCGCGGCCCTTGATGGTGCTCTTGTCCACCTTTTCATCAATAAGCTCAGCCCACTGTTGACCCATGGACTTGGCCTCGCTCTGGAACTGCTTGTAGGCCGTGACGACCCCCGCAATGGCGGTAATAGCCATCATGGCACTAGAGGCCATGCCTCCCATGCCTCCACTGAAGGTGGAAACGAATTGCCTAGTGGATGTTCCAGCAGCCTTCATACCGGCAACGGTACTCTTCGTGAATCCCAGTCCTGCCGCCCTGGCATTCTTGTAACCAGCTACCGTCTGCGCTCCGATACCAAGCTTCTTGGGGTCAAAGTCCCCAATGATTCCGCCAGCACCTTCTAGCATGGACCGGGAGATTCTCTGGCTCCCTAGTCCTGATAGACCAGCCTTGAGGTGGGTGACTTCATTAGACACCAGTCCAAATCCCTTGGCGAAGCCGTTGACGGCCATGTTGCCAAGCTTCATGGCGGTGATGAGAGCGATAAGGGGTCCAGCCAACGGGCCTAGGGCCTTCAAGGCGAAGGTGATAGCACCGAAGGCTGCGCCCACGGCCTTAAGGGTGACCAAGAAGGCTCCACCAAGAAAGCCAACGAAGGGCTTCAAGGCCGGGATAGCAAACTCTTTCACGAATTCCTGGATGTTCTTCACTGTGGATGAGAAGGCTGGGCCGATAGTGTCAATAAGGGTAGCGGCAATGGACTTCCCCATTTTGGTAAAGGTCGTGAAGAAACCTGAAACAACATTCTGAGCCTTACTCATGGCGTTGGCGATGGACTCCATCTGCTTCTGCGCCACCTTCTCAGTCATCCCGTAGGACTTCTTCGCTCCATCATAGAAGGCTCTCACGTCCTTGGAGGAGCTGGCGATCCAGGGCAAAAGGGCCGCTACGGACCTGTCCGGGAGCCCGATCTCCTTCAAGGCCTCACGCTGCTGCCTTCCAGACATTCCCTTGAAAGCCTTGTTGAGCTGCTCCTGGATGTCAACGAGGTTGCGGACGTTGCCCTGGGCGTCATAAACTTCAATCCCGTACTTTCTCATGGCTACAGCATTTTCTGTAGCTACCCTCTGGAGATCCCTGAGGGCAATGTAGGCCTGCTGTCCAGCTACCTTGCCCTTGATGCCGATGGCGGCATACATCTCGATGATGGCCGCTCCTTCTTCAACGGAACGCTTTGAAAGGCTGAGCATCGTAGCGAACCTGTTAGTGAAGGACTCGGAAACCTGTTCCACCGTGGCGTTAGAGTCAATAGCAGCCTTAGTGATGACGTCAGCAACGTGCTTCATTTCACGGGCAAACTTCTCAGGGTCATCCCTGAACCTCAACCCTAGAGCTGTCTGGGTATCAAGAAGAATCTCAGTAGCTTCCTCTAGGTCCATAACGCCAGCCTGGGCGAACTCGGCTGCTGTACCGATACTCTTGATGCTCTCCGAGGTGTCGAGACCTGCGGACAAGAGGAAGTAGTAACCCTCTGCCACTTCAGCGGGGCTGAACTTTGTCTGACTTGAGATGAGTCTCGCCTGATCCGCCAAAGCTTTTTCTGTGGCAGCTGAAACCTTAGGTATGATAGCGAGGGACTCAACCATCGCCTTGTCGAATCCGACGACAGCATCTGTGGCGAACTTGAAGGCCTTGGTAACCGAAGTGATCACAGCGTGAATAGCTGAGAATCCAATCAAGGCCCCCACTGCTTCCATCGAAACAGCTTTGATGGTAGCCATGCCCTTGCCTAAGAGGGAAGTCTGGCCAGACATGGCTGCCGTGGCTCTCTCCCCAATCCTCAGGGCTCCCGTGTATCGCTGCTTGGCGTTCAAAGCAGCACTCATGCCTCGTTCTACGTTGCGAATAGACCCAGCGTACTGATCCTGAGCTTGAGCTGCCTGGCGTGCCCCTGGAGCCGTGGATTGGACCGTCTGGTTGAACTGCTTGGTAGCAGATTGAGCGCGCTTCAACCCAGCGATATACTGGCTCGTATTAGCCGAGATGACGACCGAGATATTTCTAACGGCCATAGGGCTTCCCGTTGGTTGAGTTCAAGTTACCTCTTGAGGATTTTACCATCCTGGTCAACCAAGCTATCAGGGAACAAGATGACCCGAACTCCGGGGGGAATGCCGTCTTCTCCGAAGGTGGAAGTGCGATAGGACTCGATTTCAGCACATCCGTGGCACTTGATGCCAACTGGCGTGTATGGTGGATGGTCCATCAGCCTCCCCGTTTCGGGGTCTATCCAGTCGACTTCTCTGGACCCGCACATTTCGCAAACTTCAGCCTTGGCTCTGGTGTAGGCCAGGGCCTTATCCTGGTCGTCTGGATCCCAAGAAAGGAACTCACTGTGAGGTATTCCGAGCGGAGTGCAAAAAGCTAGCTCCTCCCGAAGTTGATCATCTACCCAAATCCTTTTCCCAGGTCGAGGACCTTACGCTCAGCGTTCGCTTGAATGGCTGCCAGGAAAAGGGAGGCAAGCTCAGCTTGGTTCCAGTCCTCGGAATCCCAAATGTCATAGATGTCCTCAGCGGTCATGTCCTCAGGCTCGACAATGGAAGCTGCCATCAGGGCGGGAGGGAAGGTGTCGTCGTTCCACGCTGGCTCAGCTAGACCCTGAGTCAGGGCATCGTCCTTCTGCTTCTGGGTAGGCTTGCATTCCTCAAGAAGCTCCTCATACTTCAACCTTCCAACGGACCTGAAAGCGAAGACCACTACATCGTCCTCGATCTCTGCCCTAAGCTTCTCTACCTGGGCTTCAAGTTCAAGCTTCTCAGCCTTCAGAGCCCTGCTGCCGGGGGAGTCCTTCAGGGCTTCCGTTACCCGCTCCAAGGATGAGCGAGCTTCATTGAACTCGTCAGCCCTGTCGCCATCCAGGGCTATCTCAACCTTCTTGACGACAGGCTTCTTGCGCTTCTTGATATCAGCAAAGCTCTTCTTTGCCATTCCACTTGTCCTTTTGTTGAGTTTGTCTTAGGTAGGAGTATAGCACTACCCCCCGAGGAGCGAAGCTGGGTCAGCTAGACTGAAGGCTGCTATGCCTACCCCTTCGACATTTGAAGCCTTTGGGGAGCGGAAGACGCTCAAGGAATGGGCCTCAGATCCACGATGCCAGGTGCATCTTGAGACCCTAAGACGGAGGGTTCGCTCCGGGAAAACCGTAGAGGAGTCCCTTCAGGGCTCTAATCCTATTCTCCTGACAGCCTTCGGGGAAGAACGAACGGCCTACGAATGGGCTCGGGACTCACGTTGTGCTGTAAGTGAAGCCGTGCTGTATCGACGCCTTCAAGAAGGTTGGGATTCGGAAGAGGCACTCACGACTCGACCCAGACAGGCAAAAACCTTCGAGGCTTTAGGGGAGGTCAAACCTCTTTCCGAATGGATCAAGGACAGCAGGTGTGCGGTTTCTAGGGACGTCCTCTATTCTCGATTAAGGAAGGGCTGGGAATTCCAGGAGGCACTCACTATCCCCACCGCTGAAACCGTTTCAATCTTTGGAGAATTCAAAACTGTAGCTGAGTGGGCGAAGGATCAACGGAGCAACGTGGATGCCGACACGCTTAGGGGGAGGCTGTCCCGTGGATGGGATGCTGAGGAGGCTCTTACGGAGGCTAAAAAACAACTCCTTGAATTTGAGGCCTTCGGAGAAACTAAGACGTTGAAAGAGTGGATCAAGGACCCTCGGTCCATAGTCAAGGAGTCCGTCGTTAGAGACAGGCTCGGCAGGCACTGGGACTTCGAGAGGGCCATAACAGCCCCACTGGAAGTCGAAGCACGGTTCGAAGCATTCGGAGAGACAAAGACCCTCAGGGAGTGGTCTGCTGACCCGCGCTGCATCCCAAGCCTGAAAACCCTGTCCCTTCGAATCTACAATGGTCTACCTTTCGAGGAGGCGCTCACGAAGGAGCTAGGGCGACGAAGGGGGTCCTTTGAGGCTTTTGGGGAAAAAAGAACCCTGGCGGGCTGGGCAGAGGACTCCAGATGTGTCGTCTCTCTCACTACTTTGGCTTCCAGGGTCCATGAATACGGTTGGAATCTAGAGGCCGCTATCACCACCCCGATCGGTGGGGGGAGTTCCGTTCGCGAACAGGAGCTGGCAGAATACGTTTCCTCTCTTGTTGAAACAGTAGTAAACGACAGGACAGCTATTGGACCCATGGAACTAGACATCCTGGTCCCATCTAAAGGCATCGCTATCGAGTTCAACGGAATCTACTGGCATTCAGAGAGGTTCGTAGGGAAGACCTACCATGCTGAGAAGTTGAAGGCCTGCACGGAGGCCGACTTGAGGCTCATTCAGATCTGGGAAGACGAGTGGCTCCACCGACGCCCCCAAGTTGAGTCTATGTTGGTCCACAAGCTAGGGCTGTCCAAAGCTTCCGTGGGGGCACGAAAGTGCTCCGTGGTAGGGGTACAGCCAATGGAAGCCACAGAGTTTCTACGACAGAACCACATCCAGGGAGCCCCCCCGTCTATTGGACGCGCCTGGGGGCTGAAGCACCGAGACTCCCTCGTTGCAGTGATGCTCTTCGCTCGCAACCCATCAAAGCCCGGAGACTTCTTGCTGACACGCTACGCCACCAGCGTGACCATCCCCGGAGGGTTCAGTAAGCTTCTAAGGGCAGCAGAACGAGAGCTAGAGGCTACTTCCATAACGTCCTTTGCTGACCTGTGTGTATCAGATGGGGGCCTCTACGAGGCTAACGGATTCGAACTAGAAGCTACTCTGGACCCAGACTACAAGTATGTCGTCGGGGATCAGAGGGTTCACAAGTTTAACTACCGTCTCAAGAGATTCAAGGAAGACCCCGATCTCCTGTTTGAAGAGGGCCTCACCGAGAGGGAACTGGCTAACCTTAACGGGCTGCATCGCATCTATGATGCTGGCAAGCTACGCTATCGCAAATCCCTGTAAACGCGGCTCCGCCCCGAAGACTCCCAACCTAAGGAAGCCTCGGGGCGGAGGAGCGGGCTAAGCTCAAGGCTTGACTTCAGCAGCCAAACCAGGAACGTTAGTGATCGTGAAGGTCGTCATGAAACGAGCCGGGTCGTTACCAGCGCTCCACTCTCTGGTGGTCTTAGCGACAGAAACTGGCCACACCTCGCAGTCGTCGCCGGCCACGGGGGCGACTCCACCGATCCCGTATGGGAAGAAGACCACGAAGCCTTCTGCTCCCTTAGCTAGGGTGGTGAGCAGCGGGTTGGAGGTGTTGTCCTCGTAGAACGTCATCTCCGAGTCGTCTGCTGTGTCTTCGCCCGGAATCTTCTTGACGAACTCAGCACACATGTCTGGAACGTCGATAGGGTTGTTCTGGAAGGCGAATCCACTGATCTCCGCAATGCTGCACGTCAGCTCTGTTGCACCCGAAAGCTCAGCGACAGTCGGTGAAGCAGCGGAGCTGATGGAGGAAACGAAGTAGATCTTGGTGGTTCCCCTTCGGAAGTACCTTGCCATGTTGTATGGTCTCCTGTGATCGTGAAAGAACTTCTTCCTAGAGTTTACATCTCAGCCAAGGTCCAAACCCCACCCAGGGGCTTACGTTGACGTGACAGCAAACCCGAAGGAGTCGCTCCTGGTCCAGATTTGGCCCACGTTGTCTAGTCCTCCAGTACCACCTATGGCAAACTGGTTGACTACGACCCCGCCCTCGAACTCGACTTTATTCAAGAGTGTCCCGTGGGCATCCTTACCTACTAGAACCTTGAATCCTTTGTCGCCAAGAAACTCGGCCTGATCGTCCCTTAGTCCATGGTAGTCGACCTGGATTTCAAAGGTGGCGCTGGATTCAGGGTTGCAAAGTGGGGGGCCTTCGAAATTGAACGTAGAAACAGGGTGCAGGCAAGCGTATGGAGGATCGAAAAATTCCCCATTCCCGTCCCTTGGAGCGCGACTGATCCCAACTGGTATCCCTAGCTCTACTTCCAGAAGGGATTTAAGTCCCTTCAGGAAGAGTCTCCGTTGCACTACTGATTCTGTCAAGTTAGTACGTTCCTGAGGCTGGCCACGAAGGCTGGTTCAAACTCGTTGATGGCTGGGCGGAAGTGGGGTCGAGGGGATCGCCTCACCTTCTTTCCGTTCGGAAGCGTCTGCACGCCACCGAATTCAAGCATCCTCCCATAGTCTAGATCACTGCCTATTTCCGCTTGGAAGTAGAAGCTCCCCACCCAGTCCTTCTCGATGCGAATGCTGGCCTTATAGCGCCCGGTTCTGACCGGAGCGTTAGCTTGGATCATTGATTTGAGTAGGACGGCCCCCCTGTAAGTGACTACAGCAACCCGCGACGGTACTTCAACCTGAAGCCTGTTGAACTCCGCTGCCATCAAGTGAGCATCGTTTGTGACTGTGATTTTCATCAGACTGCCGGATTGTGGGTTCCTATGGAGTCGCTCACAAACTCCAAGAGTAGGTTTCGATACACGGAATGCGTGGTGGTATCCATCCTAGTCACACGGAAGGCTCTGCCAACTAAACCCTCGCTGTAAGGTGATGTAAGAACAGTCAAAACGTCACCTTCTCGAATCTTGCCCGTATCTGAATCGACAGGCAAAATGCATTGATAGTAGTTCAGGTCCTTTTGGGCGTCAGCAACCCTAAGTTCCTTGTCTCCCGTTTTAACCGAAGAGATCAAGCACTTGCCGGAATAGACAGTGGTGTCATAGTCATCAGCTGGCCTAACTAGCATTCCTGTAGTTTCATCCAAGATATCGTCCTGGATGCCCCTCGTGTCGCGCTTAACCACACAAGTATCAACCATCTTGGATCCAATGAACAGAATCCCAGGGGTCCGCGGCATGGTCACCATAGCTCAGCCAACTCCTTGAGCCTCTTGATCGTCAGAGAAATCGGGTCCCCATCGCCCCACCCCATAGAGTCAAGAATATCGCTACTTAGCTGGCCTGGGTCTACGCTGTTCAAAAACCTTAAAAGAACATCGCTCTCGCTGTACGTTTCCTGCTCCTGAGCCTTGAAGAATAGGTCCGTCACGCTGAAACCCTCTTCTTGTACCTCTTGATCGAGTTGAAATCCTTATCTGATCTGAAAACCGTCAAGGGGTTCGCTCCAGACCCATAGGACGAAGACTGAAAGGTGTCGCCATCGTAGAACTTGAGGGAATAATCCTCAACCCTCATCTCCTTAATGCCTGTCACTTCGTTTGCCTGAGTGGCTGCTCGTGCCTCGGCTTCACCCCAAAGCCTCATAACACCGAAAGCTATGACAGAATTCACCCCGTTGGGTTCATCTAGCCCAGCTGTATACTCGACAGTTATCTCTGGGTCGTCAAAGTCGTCATAGTCATCCAATCCGTAGTCGATAACCCCATACTGATTGCGGGGCCACATACCCTCTAGCCCCCACGGAGTGACCGTATACGAGTCGGGATCGAGGGTCGTGCCGTCCACCTCAACGGAAGAAATGGATACAACGGGGGTGTTGGACAGGAAAACGCGCCCGTCAGCGTCAGCTATCACAACTTCAGTAAAGGATTCTACCTGGATAGGCCTACCCAACCAGGCTTCGAGTTCACCAATAGCCAGATCTATCCAGAGATTGACCCTGTCCTCGTCATCTCCGCTATAAGTAACCCCTAGCAGGAGGGCAATGTCATCAGATGTTATAAGGGCCATGCCTAAATGGTAGCACCGAGTCGCGTCCCTTAGCCGGGGTAGACAGCTATTCCATCCAACGAATTCCAAGTTGTCGACCCGTTATTAGTGGCTGCCACACCGCCGGTTGATGTTACGTCAACCCTGCAAACCCCAGTGCCTGAAGTGGTTGGCCTTGGGAACAAAAGAGTCGCAGCTGGCCTATATCCGGACGGGAGAGTGAAGATGTTTGCGGCAGCTGAAGATCCAGATAAGACAAGTCCACGAAGGTGGACTATCCCGTACTTGTCCTTCCTATACTGAGCTGGTGGCCACCTGTCGAGGGCATTAGTGGTTCCCCCAGCCCAAGAGTTCTCAAGGGTGGCTGTTACCCATTGGTCCTCGGTGCTCAGAGTTCCGTACTCTCCCTGAATGATTGACCAAAGAGATGTAGTAGTGTAATTATACCCGGCCTCAGAGGGCTTCACGTCAAATCTCTTAGCGTCAGCACTAGAGTCCGTGACAACATTCATGGAGGAACACATAAACTCTGGAGGAACCCAGATCTTCGAGACACCACCGACGGAGGCGCTCGCTGTGCCTAAAACTTCAACAAACCCGTTGTCTCTCTTGAAGGTCCCAAAAGGGAACTCTGTGTAGCCTGGCCTGAGTCCCATTCCGTGCAGAACTGAATACCTGCCCTCGTATTCCCCCAAAGGAACAACAGGAAACCTTACGTTCATCGAACAAAAGGAGCTAGAGCCAGTAGGGATTCCAATAGTGACGTTTCCGTTCGGGTTGATGTTGACATACCCTGGAGCGTTGGCGTTGATCTGAGGAAGGTACACATCCAGGGCTGGCCTGTACCCCTCTGGGAGCGTGAAAAGGGTGCCGCTCCCGCTCTTAACAAGTCCTTTCATGTAGACCCACCCGTCGGCCGTCATCCTGAAAGCAGCCGTATCGAACCCGCCCCCGTAGTTGGTCCATGAGCCGATAAAGGCTGGTTCTCCAGAACCCCCAACTTCGTGCCAGTACGTGTCTGGCAGATACTCTGTCTTTGGCTTCAAGCTATGAAAAGTCATATGCCCCCACCACCGCTCTAAGGTAGTTCGTTTGTGTGTTGTTCGACACTCTCAATTTGTTGCCTGCTTGCAGGGTGAGGTCCAGTTCCACGAGGACTAGTTCTTTCGGTGGGACCACTATGCCTTGATGGATTGCGAACGTGTAGGTGTCGGTAATATAGACGGAGGCATTCAGGTGCGTGGTGGAGGTCGTGGAGTTGCCTAGAACTAGGGACTTTACGTGGTACGTGTGTCCAGATGGGACAGTAAGTAGGTCGGAACTGGAGGGTCCGGAAAGCTCCGCGTACCCCCTAACTAAGGACCTCATGAGAACACAACCCCCTGAAACTCGACATCAATGTAGGTCGTTAGGTCTGAGGATGCAGACTCTACCTGACCGCAAGCAATGTACTCATTGTCATTCAGTGGCACAAAGCAGTCCACTACAAGTCGAGATCGTGCTGGTATGAGAAGTTCGCTACCTATGGTTGCCCTAAAGGTATTAGGTGACTCAACTATGGCTGAATAGAAATTGTAGCTGGTGGTTATGGTGGTGTTGCTGACTATCAGCTTAGTAATGGCAACTTGAACACCGGCTGGCTTAGCATACCTGGAGACATAAGAGCTAGTTGTGCTGTTGATCATCCTGTAAGGGCGACCATTGTAGAGTTGGATAGGTTTCCCCACCTCGTCCACGTACTTCTTCGTGGCGGCATCCTGATCAGCTGTAGGGTTGAGGACATTGGAGACCTTCTGGCTCCCCATATCCAGTTCAACTAGATTTTTACGCGCCATGGCTACATTCTATCAGCCAACCACGACACACCTGTATTTACTGCTAGCCGGGGCGGTAGCGAAGACAAGGGACACCTGGGTAGTGCTCGTCTTCTGAATTTCAGGATACACTTCAGCGTAGGGAGAAGAGTTATCGTGAACGGACACGGTAACGTCCCTTGAGCCAAGCCCGTGAGTCACGGTGATGGTAGTAGAGGTGCCGTCCCCAACATTGGTTGCGTACTTCTTAGTGAACGTCGAGGCGAGCTTGGCATCGGAAATTCCCCCGTCCTTGACTCTCAAGGCATCAGCGTTGATCTCGATGGTCGAGTTGTCGACGTTGACACTGAAGGTGTTTCCAGTGAGATCAAGGCCGTTGCCAGCAACATAGGACCCAGCCCCAGCGAACTGAGCGTAAGTCAAGGAGGTCGAACCAACGGTAATCGGGGCGTTAGTGGTCAACACCCAAGCTGTATCAGCATTGACCGTACCCTCCTCGATGAAAACAGCCATGTTGGGTAGTTCGGCTGCCGTGTCAGCATCGGAAGCTCTAGTGGGTGCCCCGGAAGCGTTGACAACATAAAGACCGTTCTCGGAGGCTGTACCCTGGTTCTTGATGAGGATACGGTCGCCCGTAGCTAGGGTCACACCGTCAACGGAATCCCCATTCTCGAAACTTGAAGCCAAAGTCCCTGCTGCGGTCGTGGCTACCCTGGCAGCGTTCTTCCAAGACGTGCCATTTATGGCTGAATCCACATACCCCTTGGTGGCTCCGTCGGTGGAAGCTGTAGGGGTGGCGAGGTTTGTGATCTTCTGAGAGTTGAGGTTCAGGCTTCCAGTGGGGGCTGGGAGGGTATGCAAGGCCCCCACAACAAAGTCAACGGAAGGAACTCCGTCGTTGTACGTTAAGGTGATGCCGGTTTGTGTACCGGCCGTCAGCATTGTTGCTATGAAGTCTTCGATTTGCTCCTGGGTGAACCCAGAACTGCCCGAAGCAGCGACCCATGATGTCCCGTCCCAAAAGTAGAGCTTGCTAGTGGATGTATCGTAGTAGATCTGACCAGTAGCAGGGCTGCTAGGGGCAGAGGCAAGGTTCTGAACTCTGGCATTCAGAATCTCGTTCTTGTTTAGGTCAATGCCTGTGAGGTATTGGCGTGCCATGGGTCAATTCTACCTCTCAGCCCTAGGACAAAACAGCACATCCACTGAAAGCAGATGAGAATGTGATAGTCAAGGAGTTCACCGAACTATGCAGAATCTCTCCGACCACAACCTCATTGGCTGAATTGAAGGCCGTGACATTCGGCTTGTAATCCATGTTGTGGGTTATGGTCCACACGGAGGCTACGGAGGCTTGGGTGTGGAAATAGGAGAGCTTCCCGTCACCAGGGTCGCCTGGGTCGCCCTTGGGGCCGGGAGGTCCTTGAATGCCGTCAACTATAACTACAGTGCCCACGCTGTCACCTCAACTAGTCCAAACTAGGATATCACCAAGATAGGCTTTAGTGGCGGGGTTCGAACCAAAGAAAAGGGCAGCAACCTGGCTTGAACCAAAGAAGATCTGCTTCAACACCTCAAGTGCCTCCAAGGGCACGGCTCCAAGCTCCGCCCCAGCGGGACTCCACATAATGTCAAATTCATCAGAAGGCATTTCAGGCCTCACGCATGTAAAAGGTTGAAGCAAAGAAGGGAGATCCCGTGGAGCTGCCCGGATAGATGATCCACTCAAGGCAGCTTTCAGCAGGTATCACAACTGGAAGGTCGGAGTTCAAGATATCAAACATTCTGGGTTGTGACTGATTACCTAGAGGCAGGGCCAGAAGAGGCTTGAAGAGGGTGACCCCAAAGTTGCCTGCGGTGCCGGTGGAGGTCGCCAAGGTTACAGATTCGACTGACCTGAAGCCCGTATCACCAACAGCTAACGGGATTTCAGCCATATGTCCAGCTTCCCTATCCCCGGTAGCTCCCAATCCACCATAAGCCATCACTGGGGAGGTGGAGCTAACCCCATCCTGATTCGTGTACGAAACGGTAAAGGTCGACCGAGTGGTCCCGAGCGTGACATAAATCTCCAAGGCGGCTCGGACGCCCTCACCTGAGGTATACCTAGTCAAAGCAGCTGTGGGGAGGTTCAAGGTTTGAGGGGTGGTGGTGGCGGCACTTAGCTGCCCCTGGTGGCTTAGTCTATCAACAAGAAGAGCAAGGCCCCCGTTGAGGTTCGTACTGAGATTTACCCCCACAAGAAGTGAGTCCACGCTGGGGGACCCATAGAGCGCCCCCGCTGTGGTGTTCGAACACGCCACAGGTCCTATTGGGGTAGCGCCCTGAGTTTTTCCGTTGCCTAGAGCATGGGAAGACTTTGATTTGTTAACAGTGCACGAAGTCGTGTGGACCTTCAAGTCTTGATAGATGCTGGCCCCATCAAAGCTCACAAGTTGCTTGTATTCGGTCAATCCAGCGACAGCCATCAGGCCTCCACGAATGACAGGGTTCCGACTGGCGCTGGGATAGTGGAGGAACTGCCAAAAAAGGCCATTGAGATGGCTGCATTCTCTGGGATTTCAATCGGTCCAAACCCGGACAGGAGATTGCGATTTTCTCCAACTCCAGCTACCTGTAGGGGTAGATAGAGGAGGGGTTTAGCTAGAACGACACCAAAACTACCGGCTGTTCCGGTTGAAATGGAAAGCTTCACTGCTTCAACAGAGGTAACCCCGAGGTCTCCTGCGCTCAAGGCCACTGGGATCAGGCGACCCTGTTCCCTCTGGGTTCCAGCTCCAAGGGCGACAACTGGCGATGTTTTCGAAACGCCATCTTCATTCTTGTAATCAACTGTTACGTTAGCCCCAGATGCACCTATGGTCGTGTGGATCTCAAGGAAAATCTGGACCCCCAGCCCCGAAGTGCTCCTAGTGAGGGGACTGGTGGGCAGATTGGTGGTTTGTGTGGTCGCCAGGGCTCCGCTCAGTCCCCCTTGCTCACCCAGGCGATCGTAAATCAAAAGCGTTCCAGGCGTAATGCAGCTAGCCGTGACGCCTGTCAACCACTTCGTTCTCCCCCCTGAGGCGTTCGCATGCCTCAAGGTTCCATCACTTACGTTAGTTGGCACAGAGGCGGCACCGAGGGCTGTCCCGCCAGTTCCAGACGGACATCCATCCATCATGTTGAGGGAGATCCACCGCCCCGCTCCCCCAGTAACGCCAGCCCCATTTATACGGTCAGTCTTAGAGAAGTGAAGGACTTCAGGTGTGCCACTGGCTCCGCCAGTTGCCCTGTTTATGTAATCACTTATGTCCGCTATGGTTCCCACAATTAAGCTCCTACTATCACATAAAGCGTCGACGCGTCCGGGGTAACAAGGGCATCGTAAGCTGACTGGGTTAGGACCAGCAAATCGGACACGTCTGGACTTCCGACAACGGGTCCGGACCATCCTACATCGTAGTCGGTGTTACTCAATTTTGTGGCAACCTGCCCGGTGGATCCTCCAGATGTAAGCCCTGGTCCAGTTGCCCCAGTTGCCCCAGTTGGGCCTGTGTCTCCGG